CACCACCACCACCACCACCACCACCACCACCACCACCACCGCCGCCGCCTGCGCTGTGCGACGGAGCAGTTACATTGGTCGTCATGCGACGACGACGCGCCGCGGGCACCGGCGTAGTCAGTAGCGGCGATAGCGCTGGGGTACCTGTAGCCGACATTGGCCGTCTGAAACACCACCCTCCCCTTAGTAGTGGTACACGCACAGGGGTGTCTGTTACCTTTGTCGAACGGAAATTATTGATGATATTGACGCGACGACGACGATGGCGGCGAGTGCCACGAGTGTTGCAACGACTAGCGAACGTTTGACAAGTGTTTCCTGTCTATCGCGTTGCAACTCGAGGCGGAACGTTATCGCGTTTACGCCTCGGCGACGGCCTGTTGGCGACGACGACGGCATCCACGTTGTGGGATCGGCAGCCACGAGTGTCGTGTAGTTTGGTAGTCTTTCCGTGTGTGCAACAAGTGGTGCCAGGTCCAGTCGGCTACCAAAGGTGCGTACGTCGTCGACGTGGTATCCACTGGGGTGCAGACGCCACTCGTCACGTACACGCCGGTCATGGGGTAGCCAGATGAAATCGACGCCAGTGTCTTGTGGCCGCATGCCAGGCACGTCTGGCAGACCCGTGACGGCGTGTCGTTCGAGTTGACAGTACTCGCACTGTCTGTGCATGTAAAAGTACCCGTCGTAGCCCCACTGGCGCCCCCACGAGTTTGCACAGATCCAATACTTGCCATCGGCCTGGCTCTCACCCCAGCCTACAATCTTCACAGCATGCCCCCCTCGCACTCGACTCGAAGCGTCGCAGCGATACACGCCACGTCCGTCCCAGTCGTAAAAGTGTTGTCGCGCAATGAAGCCACTCGACGTTGGCCCAAAACGCAAAATGTCAATCATGATGGCATGCTCGTCCGAGTCGCCGCCAGTGGGCTCGTACATACACGACGCGCGAAAGTGGCGCATCGGAGAGCCGTCTACGCATTGGCGCGTCGTGGCGCCTAGCACGTCTTGACAGCGAGGCACGTCGGCATTGTCGCTAAACGAACCCAGGTCTGCGTGCTTGCCGAGGTCGTACGGCACGCAGTGCTCTTCAGGCACGCCGATACGCACTAGATATCGCCATGCGTCATACAGCGAGGCACCGGTACACGCCACGTCACGTTTGCGCCGCAGAGCATACTCATTGGCCTCACGCACCTGTCGCTGGGCAACGACGTTCTCGCGCGACGCGCGTAGCACAGGGGTTGTGTAACGCTCATCTGGACCCCAGTCGCATAGAATAGGCTTTGCAGCCGACAGCCACACGCGTATCTGCCCACCGCTGTGAATGGCAAAGCGCTCTCCGAGTACAGACGTGGTTACGATTGCCCAGCACGCACCACATGCTTTTTGGTTTTGAATCGGCGTGAGAATGTCGTGCCAAACCTGTCGCCCATCAAAGTGCCGAGGCAGGTGTAACGGCATGGTAACGACGACTACCACAAGGGCGCATAGATTTTTACAAACATGTGATTTTTGCGTTCATATCGTCGTCAAGTACCGCCACCACCGCCGCTGCCACGTGCGCGCGCGCGCGCGACAATTCCTTGCGACACAACACGTGTGCGCGGCGGTGGCAGCAGCGCAACCGTTATCGTCCTAACCATCATCGTCAACATGTCACAACAAGGCTGTGTATCGTGTGATGATCACTACGACTCGTCCATCATCTACGAATGCACTACGTGTGACAGGGCAGCGTGTTCCTCGCCGGGATGCTCAGTTCGTTGCGCAAACAACGTCGTGTGCGAAACGTACATGTGCATCGAGTGTGCCGAAAATGCTGGCTCGTTTAGGCGATGCCGCGCGTGTGATGCACGCGTGTGCGGGGCGTGTACGGACGTATGCGAGAAACCCTGTTGCCTCGATGGGGCCGTAACACTTTGTGCCGACTGTGCCTTTGAGTGTTCTGTGTGTACAGAGAGTATCACGTGCGTTGCCCATGTGACGCTATGCACCGACTACTGTGACGACAACGAATACCAACGCAATCCCCGCACCGCCGCCGCCGCCGCCGCCGCCGCCACCACCACCGCCGCCGCCGCCGCCGCCGCAACCACCGCCACCACGACTATCTTGTGCGCCAGGTGCTGTGACGTTCCTTCCTAGTTTGAAGACCATTCATTACATGTCGTCGTCTGAGACGCGGCGTAAAAAATACAATACTTGGGTATGGGCGCGCGCCGCATGTCACGCGTTCGCGTCCGTGTTGCGCCGACAGAGGCCGAGGCAGGCCGAGTCCGGATCCGTGCCTCGGCGCCGCGAGCACCGGCGGCAGATGCGTCGACAACCACCGCACCACCCGCCGCCTCCGCCATCGTCGATGACAATGTGCTGTCTCCACCGACACCGGTGGCATTGTCGCCGGGTGCGTACATGAGGGCGCGCACACCGCCGTCGCCTGCTACACCGCCCGTGCGAGCGCTCCCATCACCACAACCAAAGCCAAAACCAAAACTCCGATCGCCACCTGCTCGACTGCCGCCGCCACCGGCGCCTCGTGTCGCCGCCCCGCGCGCACCGAGCACCAACAATGTCGCACCCGCACACACCGCTCGTCCGTCGTCGTCGTCGTCGTCGTCGTCGTCGTCGTCGTCGTCGTCAAAAACGGCACCGCCCTCTACGACGCGTCCGCGCACGATTGCCGCGTCGCCCAAGCCTGTTGCACCACCCCCTGTGCAGGTTCGCCGCGGTAGTGCCACTCGGTTTCTAACAAAGGACGCTGAGCGAATGTACATGAACAGCCTCGCCGACCTGGCCGATCCAACGCAGATCCGACAGGACGCAGTCGACTTGACACCGGGCACTATTCGCACGGCCGAGCGTTCGCCCCGTCGACATACGATCACTGCAGACGAAGACCCGTACGCATTCGGTACTGCAGTTTCCGCGCCACCGTCGCCGTCACCGTCACCCGCACCACCGTCGCCGTCTCCGCTCCCGCAGCCACAGCCTACACCTCGACGCCCCCCTAGCGCTTTGCCACCATCACGGCCGCCGCCGCCGCCGCCGCCGTCATCGTCGATGGTGCGTGGCACACCCCGGCGCGGCGCTGTTACATCGTCGCCGAGAGTAGCACGGGCAGCACGGGTAGCACCATCGGCTCGGCCTTCTTCTTCTAGTGTGGTTCAGCCGCGGGCGTCGCATGGGAGAGACGATGACGAAGACGATGGCGAGGGCAGTGACGGCGACGGGTATGGTGACGACGACAACGACAGTGGTGACGAGCCTGCCGTGTCAGTAGCCGACGTGGACGATGAAGACGACGACGACGACGAGAACAATGTCGGTGGTGGTGGAGGTGATGACGACGGCTACGACGACGACGACGACGACGACGACGACGACGCAAACGAGGCCGGGGATGACACGGCGACAACAATCACCAAGGGCGGCGGCGGCGGCGGCGGCGGCGGCGGCGGCGGCGGCGAGGAGCACATGATGCGCACGCCGGCCCTCGAAGACGATCCTCGCCGCGACCGTCGGCCACTGCAACAGCGTGTTACCGACTTTCTGACGCGCCTCGACGAGCAACGTGCCAAGGGCATGACGGTGCCGCGCAAGTACTTTAAGGAAAACGTAGGGGACGAAACTCGATTTACCGAAGAGGATGCAGAGGACATGCGGCGTGCGCTGTTACGCAATGTTCGCGAGAAGCACATTCGATGGGGCAAGAAGTGCGCACGCAGTGGCCTGCAGTTTGCGGTTAATCTGATGGAGGGTGCCAACGAGGAGTGGGATCCGATCGGCCTCAAGTTGGAGGGATGGTCGGACGAGGTGCATGCGACAATGGACTCGTTTGACGAGCCGCTGCTAGACTTGTGGAACGAGTTTGTCAAGCCAGGCTCCAAGGCGCACCCGGCCGTCGAACTGGCCATTGCCGTAGGCATGTCGGGCTATGCACACCATTCTGGAAAGAAGCGACTCGAACGCATGTCGGCGACGCACACGTCGCGCCGCTTTGAGGAGGAGGTCAGCAAACGTGCTGCAGAAAAAGCCAAACTCTTGGCGCAGAATGAGATCAACGAGTTTATGCAAAAACACCAGCAACAGCAACTCGACGAGTTGCGACGACGACAGGAGCAGGAACACCACGAGTTTCAGCAAATGTTGCAAGCAATGCGCCAATCCCACGCGCCCCCACCCGCCTCCGCGACGTCAGCAGCAGCGTCTAGGACACTCTCGCCGCCGACCCAGTATCACGCGCAGCAACAGCGGCAGCAGCAGCAGCGACAGCCATTTACGCCGCGCCGCGCCGCAACGTCACAGCCCACCACCCCAGTGTTTGACGTCGACGCGTTTGCTGGCCTTGCTCCGCCTAGAACTGCGCCCAGGTCTCAACCTACAACACCAGCCGCCGCATACGCTGCTCGCCGCGCCACGTCACTGCCACCGTCGCCGACGCCACTGGCGCACCGCCCGCTGTTTTCGCCGCCCGCCCAAACACCGACGCTGATGACTCCTGGAACGGCCGGCAGGGGCAGTACGCGACCTGACAGGCGCCACGAGCATGGTGGTATTGATCTTTCTCGTTCTGCCAAGGTTTCTGCGGTCACATAGCATCACGGCGGCGGCGGCGGCGGCGGCGGCGGCGGCGGCGGCGGCGGCGGCGGCGGCGGCGGCGGCGGCGTGTAGCAAACAAACGAACGTGTCGGCACAGATAAAAATTTCCAGAGTACACGTGTAGAGGCACACACGTTGTGGTGCACGCTGCTGAACAACATAACACGTCGTCTGTGCCCCGCCATGGCAGCACGGGGTGCAGCGACACTAGCGGCGGCGGCCGCGTCGGGGCGAAGGAACGTGGAGGTTTCTATTCCTCGCTTTGACCCCAGTAAGGTCGACCCGGGCTCGGTGTGGCTGTACCTTGGCAAGCGAAAGTCTGGCAAGTCGTATGGTCTCGAGTACCACATGTTCTTTTGGCAATGGGTGACAGATGCGGTTGTGTTTTCGACGACCGAGACGGCCAACGGCGCGTGGTCCAAGCACTTTCCCCACACGTTTGTGCACGACAACTTTTACCCCGATCGACTAGAGCGGCTCCATCAACGCAACGGTCTGTACTACAAGCAGCGCGAGAAGGATCCGTCACTGCCGCAGATTAACACCCTCGTGTTGTGCGAGGACTGTATGGCCGGCACTGGCAAGGCTCGGCTGACAAATGACAAAACAATCAAGGACATTGTTCTCAACGGCCGCCACAGGGGCTTTACGCTCGTCATCATCTCGCAGTACGTGCACGCTGTGACGCCCGACATCCGTTCGAACGTCGACTACGTTGTGCTGCTCGAGAACGACATGGGCGACGACTTGAAGAAGATCTACCAGCATTGGTTTACAAAACTGGGCAAGTTTGACGTGTTCATGGCGCTGTTTACGCAACTGACAAAGGACCACGGCATGATGGTGCTCGATCGGACGGTCAATGACCACGGTGACTTTATGCGCAAGATCTTCCGGTCTCGTGCTCCGCCGCCAGACAAGATGATGCCATATCAACTGTGCCATCCACTAGTGTGGCAGTTCCACGACAAGCGACGACGCCGCGGAGATGACGACGACGATGACGACGACGGCGACGACATTGAATTTGGACTCCCCGAGTGGTACAAGAGTGCTCGTAACACGGCAGCGTCGGGCGGCGGCGGCGGCGGCGGCGGCGGCGGCAGCAAGCGTCCTCGTCGCGTATAAAGAAAGTATCTTTCAATTACTTGCTGCACAAGGACATCCATACTCAACAGAGAAGACACACCGTCCTCTCCATGCGCACAACACCCGTCCCCGCGGCGACGTCGATGGGGGGCCAGTGTGGCACAGAGATTGTCAACTCGTCGTCGTCGTGACATTGTGTCACACCGACACCGCCCCCGCCGACAACATGGGCAGTCCACCTGCCGTCGTGACCGGCAAACGCGCGAGAACGCAACAGGTACCGCGCTCCATCGATGGGCATGTGCAGAAAGATGTAAAAAACACTCTGTTGCTCGTCGTCGTCGTCGTCGTCGACTGGTGCAGGAGCGGCTGATACGGCCGCCACGCAACGATCAGACGTGTTGTTGCCATAACTGGGCTCGACGGCCAAAAGTGTAATACCGTCCCCCGTGTACACGCGCGTGTCAAACACGGCCTCGGCGTTGTGTCGTACCCAATCACCAAACTCTGCAATTGTGGCACGCTGCTCTGTGGGTACACGACCGTCGGCGTCAGGGCCAATGTTGAGCAACATGTTACCCCCCTTGACGATAACGTCGACAAAGGTGGCAACGAGCGCACGCGTCGACATCCACCGTTCGGCGTCTTCTTGTCGACAGTAGCCAAACGAGTTGCCAAACACGACGGTTGACTCCCACTTTCGCCGTGGAGGAGGCGCAGAGCGCTCGATGCGCGCCTCTTCCAACACTGCAAAGTCAGCGTCGGCCGGCTGTGGCAACAGTACGGTGGGGGGGAACAGTGTGTTGATGAGCCACGATACTGCCCTGTTGACACATGGTACCTTTAGCAGCGCACGCAGCACCGCAGATTGCGGATACACGTATAGCCTGTCGTTCACGACGCCGTCACGGCGGTGTGCACGAAAGGTGGCAACAAGTGCACCGACGTCTGTGCCCGCCGGCAGACCAATGTCGTTCCATAGGACATACGGTGCGTAGCGATGTGACACCTCGGCCCAAAGTTGCGTAACAAAGCGCGCCATGTGCTCGTCGCCTGGGACACTCGTCAGCGTGTCGGCCAGTGTGTTAACCGTGTTCATGCGCCATGGCCAGTAGTAGCCGCCCGACAGGTACAGGCCCATGTCGACGCCGTGTGGCACGAGCAGGTCACGCAGTTCTCCGACAATGTCGCGGCCTGTCTGATACGACGCACCCGTGCCGCCTGGCGTCGTCACTGCGCTTGGCCACAAGCGAAAGCCGTCGTGGTGCATTGCTGTTAGGTTACAGTAGCGTGCACCCGACGAACGAACGGTCTCGGCAATCTCGTCGAGCGACACTGTTTCCATGCGGCGGGCAAACTCCTCTACGAACCGTTCGTACGGATACTCACTGCCGTAGGTGCGCTCGTGATACGCTGCTGTGATACTACCGGGCTGACGCATGTTGTACCAGTAGAACATTGCGTCGGGCACGTCGGGATACCCAGCAGCCTCGGTGCCCTCGCGTACCTTTTCAAACGCGCCGCGTGTTACATCTGGCGTGAATGCCGGCACACACGAGGGACCCCAGTGTACAAAGATACCCAGTTTCTTGTTGTCAAACTGCTGCTCACGTGTCGTCATGACGACGGTCCTTTCCTCGCACTACTACCACTCACGTTGCCTCTGACACAAAATGGACATAATAATGTCGTCGTTTACACGCGCCCCCCGCGCCGCCGCCGCCGCCGCCGCCGCCGCCGCTTGCCCCGCGTATCGTAGCCCGTATAGCAGCCCGACGCGTCGTCACGAGAAGGCGTATCGTTTGTGACTCACATTATGTGTGTGCGTAGCAACAAACGGTCGACGACGACGACGACGACGACGACGACGACGACGACTACGAGATGTGTGCATGTAAGACGTGTTTAGGCGTTGACAAAGACGACGCAACCGTGGCGTCTCACAGGGGCGGGGGCCGTATGCACACTGCCGCGCGGCACGGACACGCGGCATGCCTGTCTGCTCTTATCCACCAACAACGCTGGCCGCGACAGTGTGTAGACGCCCTGGACCACTGTCAACGCACCCCTTTGATGATAGCATGCTCGCGCGACAATGCCGTCGATTGTGTGCGAGTGTTGCTACGTGCTGGTGCTCGCCTCGATGCGACAACTTGGGACGGGTTGAATGCGCTGCACATTGCGTGTGTCGCTGGTGCAGTCGAGTGTGTCGATGCGCTGGCGTCGAGCGTACGTGCTGTAGTCGGCCACGCCGCTCGTGTGCAGAGCATCAAACGCGGCTACACACCAATCCACTTTGCCGCGAGACACGCCGTTCACGGCGCCCGTATGCTTTCCTGTATCTTTGCCTGCTCGAAACATCCTTGCATGCTTTGTCGCATTTGCGACCACCGCGGACACACGCCGCTGCACTGTGCTGTCAGACACGGCGACCGGGCTGCTGTTTCTGTGCTACTCGCTAACGGTTCCGAGGCATCCCCAGAGACTAGAACGGGTACGCGTCCGTTTGACTTGGCATGTCGAAGGTTCCCGGTGGAGGTTTCCGTGTCGATCAGCGTTGCGCTCCTACACGCAGGCTGTTCCGATCGTCCGTCGCCAAACAGGGTTCCCCCCCGACGTTGCGACCTCGCAGAGAACGCCGTGATCGATGATGACAGGTGGGAGATACTTGCGACGATGCTACAGCGGCGAAGGGCGGGTTACATGACGCGCGACCAGGTACAAAAGGAGAAGCGAAACTTTCGTATCCTTCAGCCACCGACATGCGTAACTGACGACGACCCCATCAACCTGTCGTACGTCGCGAGCAACGCGTGTAATTCTGCTGCCGTGGGATGCCTGCGAGTCTGCCTACAGGCGGACGAGGTATCGCCGGGGTGCATCGGCCCCCTGGAAGACCTGTTACATGACGTGTGTTGCATAACGTCATTGGATGGAGTCACAGCAGAGCCCGGCACACTGCGTCCCTGGGTGCAAAGCCAATACACGCGAGTGCCGCGTGCCAGTTCGCGCGCAGTCGAGGACAGCCTGGGCATCGACTGCAGCAGCAATGATGCTGCGGCCATCATGGTGCATATGCTCCTGGCCGCAGGCGCCGACAAGGCAGCGCGTGTGCTTGACAGAACAGCGCTTTATACTGCCTGTGTCCAAGGAGGCGCTTCAGACTGTCGTGAGGCGGTTATTCGCGCGCTTGTTGAAAGCAACGGCGGCGAGTCTGACTATGTTGACAACGGCGACAGGCGTGGCATAGAAACGCCGTATGAAGGCGTCACTTTCGTAGCAAACAATCCAAAGAATGTGTTCTTGCAGAACGACAATGACGACAACAACGGCGGCGGCGGCGGCGGCGGCGGCGGCGGCGGCGGCGGCGGCGACAACGAGGGACGCTGGGGAACGGCAGAGTATTTGTTACTATGTGGTGCAAGTGTACGACAACACCGCAGGCCACAAAGCCCTGGCCACCAGTCAAATCGTGTGATGAACAACCGTGCGTTCGCGGCGCTGCGCGCTTGCGGGGCCACAATGCTCCTGCTGCGATGTTTGCAATGGGGACAGCACGACGCCGGCGTCGTTGCGTGCAACGTGTACACCATGTGTGGGATTGTAGTGCACTGCGCGTGTCGGATAGACGAGTCGTCGTCGTTGCCCGCAACGCGGTTGGAGCGAGCAGTACGATATGGTATGATACGCTCCTCTGACGCTGTACTGCGACGCTCGACGCCTCGGACCTGGACGTGTATGCAGCGATCAGACTTTATGTGTTATGTTTTCGACCCAAGTCGCACCAGTAGATGTGCTCCCGGAAACAACTACTACTCGTCGTCGTCGTCGTAGTCGTAGTCGCCGTGGCCGGGCACGTAGTCGAGTTCTGCGTCGTCGTCGTAGTCGTCGTCGAAACGGTCGTCCCACCCAGACAGCATGTTGCCGCTTCTCGCCGCAGCCGCAGCCGCCGTCTTTGCTTTCTTTGACGGCGGTGGCAACAGGTCACGATGGATGTGCGGCAAAACGCCCCCACCTGCAACGAAACCACTAAAGGTACGATCAAGTGGCTCGTTGCCGCGCAAGACAAGCGTCAGGTCGCGAGGTGTGATGCGCTTACGCTTCGAGTCCCTGGCCTGGTCGCCCGCCAACTCGAGTATCTCACCCGTGATGGACTCGGCAACCGCGGCCAAGTATACCGGTGCGTTCTCGCCGACACGCTTGGCACTGGAACACGCGCGCAGTTGACGCTCAACACGCGCCGGTGAAAACACTAGGCCCGCACGCTGGGCGCGACTCTTTGCAACCTTTGCACGACCACCATTGTCCTTGAACGACCCCGTGTACTTGGTAACCGCTCGCAGGGCATCTGACACGGCAGACGCCACCAACGAGTCGCCCTGTATCACCTGGCGAGTGGCCGCGTGGATCTCACGTGCCGTCACCGTTTGCTTCTTGGTCAAAAGTGTAAGGTCATTGGCTGCTGTGCACACGCGTGCAACAAGGTCCCTGACCATGGTCTCGACGCTGCGCATTGCGCCCCGTGTGATGCCGAGGTCGGGGTGCACCCGCTTGAGCACGTTGTAGACGTACGTGTCGTACCGGTCACGGGCGCCGCCGCCGCTGCCGCCGCCGCCACCGCGCTTCGTCGCCATTGTCGAGCGACAACGATCTTGTCCTGTCCGTTGTAAAAGATTTTTTATAATAAAAGTTTTGCGCAAAAAAGCGACGCCCATGTGCTCAGCATACACGGGGCGTGTGTTTCGTGTGCAACGACCGACCTTGCGATGCAACTCGTAGCAGGCAAGAGAAAGGAGCCCGAAGACAGCGGCAGTGGCGCCCGTGTCGCTGTCGTGGCGACAGGTGGCGGTGGGGGAGGCAGCGCGTCGTTGCCACCAGAGGTGTGGCTAACGGTGTTAGAGTGGCTTCACTCGTCGCGTCGCGACGTGGCTGTGGCAGCATGTACGTGTCGTCTCTGGCGTGCCCTTGTCGTATCGCACCGAGGACTGCGCGCGCGGTGGCTGTACTTCACCCTTCCGTGGAGACTGTTGGAGCAGAAGACACGTATTGACGCCAGTGGGCAACACCGGGCAGTTTCGCCAAGTTTGCGCAAAGTACCCCTGCAATGTCGCACACCAGGCTTCTGTGCAGCCGCCGTCGCACAGGACCCGTCCTTCCTGTTACACGTGCCGAGCGCATCCTTGACGCGTCCCGTGGTGTTGGCGGCGTAGCGTGCACCAAAGGCTGAACGCATGTTTCTCGTGACAATGGCACGTGACGACGAGTATGATTGTGTGAACGGCAACGGCGTCAGGAGGTGCACAATGCTCTCGCATGTTGTTTCTTGCTATCGCCAAGACGTTATAGCGGACAACCGCACGACTCGTGTTGTGTGGCTGCCGTCACCGCCGCCGTTGCCTGCGACACTCGTCGATGACACGGAGATCCTTATGATTTCTGCTCGGCACGGGTACGCGGGCATCGGACGCTGGGAGCGCATGATGACGTTGCCCGTACGCCCATGTCCCACGTTGTTCCTGTCCTGGTTGGACGCGTCGTGCGACACGGCCGCGAGCCTGTGTCGAGAGTTGCAAGAACACGTGCACGTTGACGAGAGGATTGTTGCGCAAGCACTGCGTGCCGTGTGCCGTGCCATAGACACTGCAATGTGCGAACATGCTCGGCACCTGGACATACCCGGCGCCGCCTGGGATCGACGTATGCACACTCTGGCGATTTGTCAAACGCCTCACTACGCCGCGCCGTCGTCGCCGTCGTCGTCGTCGTCGTCGTCGTCGCATCGGCGGTGGTGGTGGCACTGTCTCGGCGCGCCAGTATACTCAAAGGATCCCGCTGTCGAGTGTGTCGAGTGCGTCAAAGAGTATGAACACGTACGCGGCATTCACATCCCCTCTGGCAGCGGCGGCACTATTAGCGTTCGCATCAGCGAGTAATAGGCGGCGAGCGAGTTGGTGTGCTGCTGCGATAACAATGGCAATAACATTTCACAATCCACAATACCCATTGTTTACTATGACAGGCACGAGGTCGGCCGCCCTATGTAGGGGTGTCTACGCCTGTTGCTCGTCGCGACCAGTGTTCGACTGGTACAGCGTCACGCGGCCCACCTGGAGCGGGCTCGACTGTTGGCAGCACGCGTTGCAACCGTCACGGCAGTTCACCTTGGGGCGCTGTTCCGACTTGGCCGACGTCGACGAGTAGTGGTCGTTGGGACGGCAAGGGCACGGGCACTTGCGCATCGTCGGATCTTGCCAACGCGTTTGCAACACGTACTCGTGCGATCGGTGGGGACCCACGACGATCTCCTCGCCCTTCTCGCTCTCGGCGCGCTCGGCAACGCTGTAGTGCACGTGCGTGTCGTCGGCCGGGTGCACGATCACGTCGGCATCGCCGCGAGCGTTGCGAACCCAGAAACGCAGGCCATCACCGTCCTTTTGCTGCTGGCCAGTCGACGCAACGGTGGCGAGGTCCTTGGCCGACGGGAGGTACAGGTGGCGGGTGCCTTTTGACGTGTCAAAGATAATGAGTGCGTTGTCGACCTGCAAGCGCGACGCTTCGAGGTCCTCGTCGCCAGCGTCGACGATCGCCACGGTGTTGCGCCCACGGTTCGGGTCAAAGTCGTACAGACTGTCCGCAGCGCGGAAACCGGTGCCAGACATGTGTACGGTGGTTGTGAAAGGCTTTTGACACGAGGCGACGACGACGGTAAACGCAAGTGCGCGGTGCGGGGTTCCTGTTTCAAACGGCAGAAAATATTTGGCTGTCGGTGCCCTGTCGTCGTCGTCGTCGTCGTCGTCGTCGTCGTCGTCGTCGTCGTCGTCGTTGTCGTCGTTGTCGTCGTCACCACCTGACCACCAGGTC